GTTGGGATCGATACCTTGCGCTATAGGGACCCAAGCTGTATTAGCTCGAGAAACAAAATTCAATCTAAAATCAGGACCTCCTGCAATAAATACATTGAAATTGTATGATGTAGGTAGTCCAGCGGGGACTGATAGCGGATTAATAACATATAAAGCAATTTGTCCGGTACAACATTCGTCTATGATAAAATCATCATATCCTGTTGAGGTTGTAACTCCAGTTCCTGTCGACATTGGTCCATGACAGATTCTTTTCCATGGTGTATCGGCTACGTAAGGGACATCAATCTCAAATGTTTTGTTATCAGCGTTGATTTCAAAGGTGTAACCTAAAGCGCTGGTGGGTTCAATACCGGTAGTAACGTTGTTGGCAGCATAAGTTCCATAGATGATTGCTGCGTAAACCTTAGCGGTAACAAAAGCATTCGTTATAAAATCAAAACGATATTTTAGACTACCACCCCAAAAATTAAATGGTGCACTAACGTATGATACTAGTGGGATTTGAAGTTGAGTACCTGGGGGGCACCAATTAGTTGTATTAATAGGCAAAATTTGTGGACCTGGCTGTAAGGTCGCGCTAGGTGCAATAAAAGGTGTTATTGGATAAAACTTAAGTGCAGTACCTGTTGCGTTTGTTGTTGAGATCGATCCAGTGTTATAATAAGTATATTTAGATGTTAAATACTTCAAGTCCATCTCATCCATATTTGTTCCGAAATCTCTTTCGTTAGCTGTGGAAACCCCATTTGGATATAAGGTCATGCGCTCTAAATGTTCAATATTTACTGCGTGACTCATATAACCTAAAGCTCTACGGACAAAATAATCTGGTCCGATAGTAAAATTGGGTTTATCCATAGTGCTAACTTTCAAATCGGCTTTAAAATCGTATTTATCACCCACTATTTGCGTTGGTAGTGTTTGACTTGCGACTTTTTCCCAGTTATTAATATTCTGGGTGACATATGATTGTGAACCTCCTTGTGCGGTTGTTTTATAAACTGAAGGTACACAAATGTCCATTTCCTCTAAATGTAAAAATATACTAACATTAATTTCTGAGGGAGCTCCTGTACCAACTTGTAGGGTATTGAATACTATTACTCTAAAACTATGTGTATTAGGTGTCATATATTGAGTGACAGAAGCGGATGTATTGTGGGTGTAAAGGTTGGCTATATCAGTTCTGTTAGATCTTGCTTGAGTAGCAAGATTGATCCATTCTCTACAAAATACCCATGGCATCGTAAGTGTACAAGTGTCATTTGATGAAGCATCTAGAAAGGCATGATCAAAAGCGGTATAACCCGTCATATTTTTGTTGGCACTAGGATAAATTGGAGTTGAACTTGTTGTAAAAGGTATTCCAAATACCAAAAGTCTACCAGCACAAAATTTATTTCCGTTTAGTTGAACTCGAATAACAGGTTTGTATCGCATAAAAGTAAATGTATTAACGATATTAGCCCATTGGTCGATCTGAAAGAAGATATCAGGTAATTGTACGATCTTAAGCACTTCGCCTTGTAATTGTGTAGTGGTAAATTTGTAAGTACCAACACGTTGCGGTTTCTGAAAGAAGCGGTTTAGACTCCAAGTACCAAACATGGTATCAGTATTTGAATTAAGAGATACAGATTTATCAATATCAACAGCGGGTTTTTC